AGGAAGACACCGCCGGCGGCGCCTCTGCCGCCGATCAACGGATAGCGTATGAAAGGGTACGAGATGAGGTTCAACGTGTACGCCAACTCGCAGGGGGAGGCGGACCGGGCGTCGGAAGCCGTCAAGGCGTTCGTGACGCAGCTCGCGATGAAGGGCGTGGCCGTGACGGCCGAGAAGATCGCCGCGGCCGTCGAGAAGTGGAAAGACAGCTTTTTTGTGACAAATTATTTCAAGTGATATGGAAGAGAAGAAATGTACGGGCGACTGCCTGAAGTGTTCGTTCCAGCAGCAGGTCTACTGCGCGGCCCAGCACGGCCACGCCATCATGACCTTCTTGCCTGGCATCATTGAGCGGCTCGACCGCGTGGAGGCTTCGCTGGCCAAGTTCGGCCAGGCGGAAATCATCAACCCTTTGAAGAAAGAGGATGAAGCACAAAACGGCCCCGGTGTAGAGAATAGGGGGCCTAAAACCATCTAATCTTTCAAACTATGGCTTGTTACAACAACGGGCAGACCTATGTGAACACATGCATCCCTGCCCCCGGCGCCACAGCCGCCGACACGACCTACGTGGTCGACCTCACTCACTACCTCTGCGGGAACAGGAAGATCTGCGCCAACGGCGCCTATCCCGTCTCCTGCGACCTCAAGTACAGCGCCATCGGTGCGCCCCAGGCAGTAGGCAACGATGCCTATGTCCTCGACGTGCTGATCACCGGCGCCGTGACCTACATGCCGTACCGCAACGGGCAGAACCAGTGCGGATGCGACTGCGCGTGCCCGAAGACTGACAACGTCTACGCGACCGTCAGCGTCCCCTGCGGATCGGCTACCGCGCCGACCATCACGGCCGGCAGTGTGATCGCCAGCCCGACGAACCTGCGTGACTGCTGCAGCGTCACGAACGCCGTGTCGCTTGTCGGATCGTTCAACCTCGCAACCGCTTAACGCTATGTGGAGGGAGGCCGTACTACTCGCTGTCGGATGTGTCCTGTTCATCAACATGGGCCTCTCCGAGGCAATACAGGAGGCGTTATGCGTACGCTTGAAGTTCCTCTCATGCCCGAAATGCCTGTGCTTCTGGCTGACGCTCGCTTTCCTTCTTTTCAGCGGATGCCGGGTCATCGCGGCGGTAGGCGCCTCCTTCCTTTTCTCGTATGCCGCATTGTGGGCCGACCTCGGCCTGACGATGCTCAACAAGAAGTACAATGAACTCAACGAAAAACTATCCGCCTACAAGAAAGCAAAGGCTCATCCCTGCAAGAAGCGGCGTCGCGCTGCAAATACTGAATAGGATCGTGCCGGCGTGCCCGAAGTGCGGCGGGACAAAAGAAAGACGAAATGGAAACTCTCTATGATATGACCAAGCGCCTCGGCCAGGGCCAGGGCGAAGGAATGATGTGGGACACTGTCAGGGTGGTGTCCGACGCCGTCGAGGCGTCCATGTCCGACAAGGACAAGGCGGCGCTGATGGCGAAGATTTACGGGATGCTGTCCGGTGGCCACTTCGACGAGGAGCGGGCAATGGAGGCCGTCTCCAAGATGTACTACACCGACAATGACGGCGCGAAGCGCTACGGCCCCTACTGGACCATCCCGGAGGTGGCCGAGATCTACGAAACCATCAAGGACCAGATCCCGGACGAGTACAACGAATGGGATTTCTTCGTGACGATGCAGATGTGCATGAGCGACTACCGGCCGCTCCTTGAGCGCTGGTGGCCGAGGCTCGACGCATCGGAGCTCGCGGAGAAGGTCCGCGACCTGTCGGTGAACTACCTCGCAGACGAGGATAACCCTTACGGAGCTCGGAAGATCTGGTGCTACCTCAATCCGGCGAAGTGGGCCGGTGTTTGAGGATAGTTTGAGAGGCGGCCGGCGCCTCCTGTGCGTAAAACGCTGTCTGAACGATGGTTGGTTGCCGGACAAGCTCCCGATTGTGGTTCTGGGTGTCGTGGGTTCGAGCCCCACATCGCACCCCAAAGAAAAAAGCCCTTCCAGTAACGCTGGAGTGGCTTTCTCGTTTCCGGCCGCAGATCTTCTTTGCCACTGGGCGGAGAGAATATTCACGGTTTCCGTGTCGGTTGTAGTGAAATTGTTTGGAAATTTCCATACATTTGCACGAACCAACAACGTCAGGAGATGCCATCATCAGTAACTATCGTGCCCGTCGTCCGCGAGAGGGAGAAGAAGCGTGACGGGACTTTCCCAGTGCGAATCCGCATCACATTCAAGAGGCGGCAGAAAGTCGTCTCGACGAACATCGCCGTCGAGCGGTGGCAGCTTACAAAATCCTTCGAGATCAAAGACCCGGCCGTAGGCGAGGCGGTTTCCTCGCTGGTCCGCGATATGCGGGCTGCGGCGAACGCCATAAGCCCGTACGAGCTGGAGTCCCTGGAGGTTGGAGATGTCGCTGCGCGCATAGAAAGGGCGCTGTCTGGATCTGAAGCCGCGTTCCGGCTGGACTTCCCGGATTTCTTCGAGCGGGTGGCCGGCGAGAAGACGAAGAACGCGCGGACGAACTACCTCTGCGCTCTGCATTCGCTGTGCTCTTTCGTAGGCGCGGAACACTTCGACATCGCCGTCGTGACCTCGTCGCTGATGCGCCGGTACGAGGCCCACCTTCGCGCCAAGCACGGCAACGGGGCGCGGGCCGTGAGCCTGTACACGTCCGCCGTGGCATACGTACACCGGCGGGCCCGAGAGGAGTACAACAACGAGGAGCTCGGCGAGGTCCCGATCCGCAACCCGTTCGAATACTACCGCTGCCCGAAGCAGCAGGCGGCGAAGCATAGGAACGTAGACGCCGACGTCGTCAGGGCGATGCTGCGCCTGCGCGGAGCGCTCTCCGGTCGTGAGCGCCTGGGCGTGGACCTATTCCTCATCAGCTTCGCCCTCATGGGGATGAACACGCCTGACATCTATTCGTGTGCGAAGCCGGTCGGCGGCGTGCTTGTCTACAACCGGACGAAGACGCGCGGGCGGCGTGCCGACGGGGCCGAGATGCACGTAAGGATCGAGCCGTGCGCCCGTGCCATACTCTCCGAGTACGCGGACGACGACAGGGCGTTCTCCTTTCACTGCCGGTACTCGGACTACAAGAACCTCGGTCGGGCGGCGAACGTCGGCCTGTCCGCTTTCTCCCGCCGGATCGGATGCGGAAAGATCGAGGTATATTCCGCTCGTCACACCTGGGCCAGCGTGGCGTTTTCTGCCGGCATCGGCAAGGGGACGATAAACGACTGCCTGTGTCACGTGGACCGCGACATGCGCGTGACGGACATATACATCAAGAAAGACTGGGGAATACTCTGGTCCGCAAACGCGAAGGTGCTCTCGCTGTTCGACTGGCCGCGTTAGCTGAAGAGAGTATCGTCGTAAATGTCGACTGTGTCGATGTCTTCGACTTCCTTCTTCCTGGTTGCGAACGAAGTGCGGTCGAGCTCCTCCCCGTACTGGTACTGCAGGACCGGGAACATGCGCTGCGCGAACGGGTCGAGCACGTCCATAGATCGGTCCTTTCCGAGGGCCTTGTTCATCTCCTTCTTCGTGAGAAGCTTTTTCTTGCCTCGCGGCGTCTCCCGGAACCGGACAACGGAGCACTCTTCGAGGATTTCGGTCTGGACCGTGTACTCCTCGCTGATGCCCTTGTGGATGTACCGCATCTTGGCGACGCGCTCCGATACGGAGACCTCTCCGCGGTTGATTGCGTCCACGAGACGGAGGTAGCACTCGTCCTTGAGCCGGTCAGCCTGGAGGGCGTACATTCCGGCCGGCGATGCGCTTGCGATGAACGGCGTAGCCTCCGGCATATAGTCGTACATGTACGAGGCGTGGATGGCATCGTAGATGATGCGGTTCTCCGGCACGCCGTGCTGCTTGGCGAACACGGCTATGCGTTCGTAGTTGAGCTTCGGGGTGGACGAGGTGATGATCATCATATCGTCGGCGTGGAAGCCGTCCCAGTATATCGCGACGACGTTGTCCTTGCCGACATCGGCGAGGTCGACGGTGATCCAATGGTCGCCGTTCCTGGCCTCGTCGTTTGTGAAGATGTTCATCGCGACGGAGCTGGGGATCGGCATCTTGTCGTCCTCTTCCTCGTCGACGTTGAAGTTACCCTCTATGAGCTGTTGCGAGCGCTTGCCGCCGACGGCGGCCACGGCGCCTACGTAGGATGCGTTGTTCCCTACGCTGGCCTTATTCTCGCTCATACGTCCGAGGTAGAACACGAACGAGCGAATCATGTTCCTGTAGTCCCAGTCAGCGCCGCCGAGCTTGAGCAGCTTGCGGTCGATCTGCGGCTTGCAGAGCCGGTACACCTCCTCCTTGGAGTCGGCCATCACGATGTCCTCGACGGTCTCTCCGAGCTGGTAGAAGTACCGGACCACGCCGTCGCGCTCCGGGAGGACGAACCCGTCGAACCCGATGTACCAGTCGAGCATCTTGCGCGTCCAGTGCGTCCGCTTCGGGTTCGTAGTGCCGCGCATCTTGCCCGTCCACTCCGCCTTGCCACGGACACGTGTCCCGAGCATCGAGAACGTCGTGAACTCGTAGGACGTGAGCTCATCCATATAGGCGCAGTCGTACTGCCAACCCTTGATACGCTCAAGCAGCTTGCCGGGGCTCTCGTCGGCGATATGGTTACAGTCCACGAACGCGCCGCTCGGGAACTGGATTCTGGGATTCTCGGACGTCTTTATGTCCACGTAACCGCCGTACGCCTCCTTGAAGTCGTCGACGATACCACCACCGGCCTTGAGGTTGGCGATGTTACGTCTCGTGAACACGGCGCGGAACTTCGGGTCGAGCGACGGCTCCGCGACCATGAGGATAGCCGCGAACGTGTTGTGCGTGGCGACGAAGTCGTTGGTGACGTAGAGGTGGTTGCTGCTCGAGACGAGGATGCAGCGGGTTTGCGTCCTGCGCGAATATCGTATGTCGCGGATTCTCCGGTAGATCTTCTCCTGGCAGACGCCGGCCTCTTTCATGTTCTTCGAGTAATATTCGTCGAGGTTCGGCATCGTGACCTGCATCTTGACGTCCCAGCACCCTTTGTTCCCGAGGAATACGGGGTCTCCGCCAAGCGAGGCTACGAGGTTCGCGAGGCTCTTGGCCAGGCTTTTCTGGACGATGATGGTGGTCGTATTCGTCGTGGCAACGTCGAACTCTTCCGCCCTCGCGTCCAAATATCCGCGGAGCAGGTCCTTGCGCTGCCGGATCGTGCCCATCATATACGCCTGCGGGATGAACGGGCTGTTCCTGATCCCGATCTCCCGCATCCGCTCGCGCAGCTGCCTGCTGATGAGTTCGGAATTGACGGACCTCTCCGCGAGAGCGCGGCCGAGGAGGTATGGCTCGATCGGGAGCTCGTCGGCGTTGTTGAACGACACCGGAGCCGGGCAGCGCACGGCGACCTGCCGGTAGTCGAGGCCGAGCATCTCCCCGACGGTCATCGTTCTGGTTACGCCACGATACCGAACGAGGAAAAGGTGCTCCTTGCAGGCTTCCACCTCGCCGAAGTCGAACTTGATCTTGTAGACGTCGCGCACGCCCTTCTCGTAGACGCGCAGGACGTACTGCGACGATCCGTTGGCGTCGCTGATCACGTCGCCGGGCTGGAGGTCGCCCATCTTCACCCACCCGGACGGGGTGAGCACGAGGGCGTCGAGCGGCTGCGCCTTTCCGCAGTTCTTGGTGATGATGTAGTCGTCGGTGATATAAAGCTGGTCGTCATTGGAGACGCCCACGCAGGCCACCTCCTTCCTTCCCGTCTCGCGGACCTCGCGTATGCGTACGGGGACGGGTGTGCCGTCGATGTACCGGAAGGCGAAGACGTTGAAGTCGTAGCCATATCGCTGCGCGTTCTGGAAGCACTCGAGGATTTCGAACGTGACGGCGGTCATCTCCTGGCCGTCCTTTAGTACCCACCACTTGTGGCTCAACGCGCTGTCGGCCATACTGCCGTCTTCGAGGATGATCGTCGCGCAGTCCTGGACGCCGCTGTGCGACACGTGCGTGACGTGCTGGATGCTGCCTCCGAGGCCGCACACTTCGTCGCCGGCGCGCATGCTGCCGACGGTCTTCCATCCGTACGGAGTGAGGATATGTGAATCAAGGCTCTGCGGGTTGAGAACACCGCCGCCCCACGCGACATCCGTGTTGCTTCTTGTGAATCTTTCCTGGAATCCGGGCTGTGGCCGGAACTCTTTCACTTCTGCTGGCATCTTTCAGTAGTTTAAGCGGCATCAAAAAAAGAGGGGAGAGGAAGATGCCGAACCTCGTGTCACCCTCACGGGCTATCCCCTCGGCCGCTAAATTATGCGCTTCTCCGACGGACCTACAGAGAAATCTCGTGAAAGTTTTTCACTTTTCGCGTCAAGTGAAAAACAACGCTTGTTCTTTTCGGGATTTATTATAAAAGGTCGGCCAAATTTGTTGCAAACAACGTTCACCACTATGAAATTCACAAAGGAACAAGCGGTTGAAAAACTCAACCAGATGTTGACGAACGGCGGCAAGAAGCCCTTGCGCATGTCAACGAAGACCTTGAACGAGCACACAGAAAACCTGATGTCGCT